TAAGCTTGCATTTCTGTTTGAGCCAATGCGCTATAAATGCGCTTTTGGTGGTCGTGGATCTAGTAAATCTTGGAGCTACGCTAGGGCTTTACTTGTTATTGGGGTTAAAAAACCTACTAGGGTGCTTTGCGCTCGTGAGTTCCAAAACTCAATAGGCCAATCAGTTCATAAGCTGTTATCAGATCAAATCATTGATCTTAAATTAGACTCATTTTATGAAATTACACAAAACTCCATTAGGGGAAAGAACGGCACAGAATTTGCGTTCGTTGGGCTTAAGAACAATGTCACAAACATTAAGTCCTATGAGGGTGTGGATATATGCTGGGTCGAAGAAGCACAGAGCGTATCTAAAACATCGTGGAACATTCTTATACCTACGATCCGTAAAGAAGGCTCAGAAATATGGGTTACATTCAACCCAGAGCTTGAGTCAGACGAAACCTATCAAAGGTTCGTTATCTCGCCCCCTGACAACTGCAAAACTGTCAAAGTTAATTGGCAGGACAATCCCTGGTTCCCTGATACGCTCAAATTAGAGAAAGATGCCCTATTTAGCAGGGATAGGGATGCTTACAACACAGTTTGGGAAGGTTTATGCCGCCAAACAGTAGATGGTGCTATATTTGCTAAAGAGATGAATCTAGCCGAATTAGATGGAAGAATAACCAATGTACCCTACGATCCAATTAAGCCTGTTCATGCTGTATTTGATTTGGGCTGGGCAGATGCTACTGCTATTTGGTTTGTTCAGTTTATTGGCATGGAAACAAGACTAATACGGTATTACGAGAACACCCAGCAGACAATAGCCCACTATCTTGCTAAAATTCAAGAATATGGATACGTTATCGACACTCTTTGGCTGCCTCATGATGCAGGGAATAAAACATTATCTTCTAATGGCAGAAGTATCGAAGAAATTGTTAGAGCTGCGGGATATGACACTAGAGTCATTGAACGTACGCCAATAGTAGATTCAATCAACGCTGCCAGAATGATCTTTAATAAGTGCTGGTTTGATCGCAATAACTGTTACGATGGCTTGCAATGCTTGCGTCATTATCGTTATGACGTTGATCCTGACACTAAGCAATTTAGCCAAAAGCCATTGCATGACAATTATTCTCACGGTGCAGATGCTTTCCGATACATTGGTTTGATGGTTAACGAGCCAAGAAAAGCGCCAAAACAGAAAGCCAATTACCAACTGCCAGCAAGCTGGATGGGCTAAAATGCGTTGTATAAATGCTACACTTGGCATAAAATCAGCCAATCTATAAGGAATTTCTATGGCATACGATAGCGTTGCAGACTCACAATCCGATGGAAGAATCCAAGAAGCTAAAGATTTTTTAAGACTTTGTAACGATTCAGACAGCAATAATCGTGCTGAAGCCTTAGATGATGTGAGATTTGCAGCAGGCGATCAATGGCCTGTAGATGTGCAAAATAGCCGTGTTTTAGAAGCACGGCCTTGCTTAACCATCAATAAAGTTGATGCGTATATTCGTCAAATCTGTAATCAGCAACGTCAACAGCGCCCACGCATTAAAGTGCATGGCATGAACAATGAGGCTGATGAGAAGGTCGCAGAGATCATTACAGGCATTACAAGACATATTGAGAACCAATCCGATGCTGACCAGGCATACGATCACGCATTTGAATACGCAGTCAAGATGGGCTGGGGTTACTGGCGCATTACTACAGACTATGTAAGGGATGACAGCTTTGACCAAGAAATCTATATTAAACGTATTGAAAACCCTTTTACCGTTTATTTTGATCCTAATAGCGTTGAACCAGATGGATCAGATGCCGAGAGAGTGCTCATTACAACGGTTATTTCTAAAGACGTATTTAGGAAAATGTACCCCGATGCAGAGTATGACCAAGGGTTTTCCAGCAGAGGAACAGGCGATACGGAAAGCGAATGGGTCACTAAGGAAGATATACGCATAGCTGAGTATTTCTATACAGAACGCTACAAAGATATGCTTTTAGAGCTATCTGATGGCACTACAGGCTATTCCACAGAGATACCTAAGAAAGACGTATTAGAAGCTGCTGGCATTACTGTTATTTCTAAACGTGATGTCTGGCGCAAAAAGATTAAGTATTGCAAGCTAACTGCTATGCAAATCCTTGAAGAAGGCGAATGGGCTGGTAAATTCATCCCTATCGTGCCTACTTATGGTCAAGAAGTACGAGTTGACGATAAGCACAAGAAATTTGGCCTTGTACGCATGGCAAAAGATCCACAGCGTATGTATAACTACTGGTCTACAGCATTGACTGAAACTGTAGCATTAGCTCCTAAAGCTAAGTGGTTGCTTGCAGAAGGCCAAGATGAAGGGCATGAGAACGAATGGGCAATGGCTAATATTAAAGCTATGCCTGTATTGCGTTACAAGCAAACAGACTCAGAAGGTAGACCAGCACCAGCGCCTACAAGATTGCAGCCAGAGCCACCTCCAGCAGGCGTAATGTCAGCATTACAAGGCATGAATCAAGACTTACAAGCAGTCGTAGGTATCTTTGATCCTAGCCAACTGCCACAAGGCATGATGTCAGGCAAAGCCTTACAAGGTCAGCAGCAACAAACTGATATGACTAACTTCCATTACTACGACAATTTGACTCGTAGTATTCGTCATACAGGGCGCATTATTCTTGATTTAATTCCTAAGATTTATGACCGTGAACGTGTCATGAGAATTATTGGCGATGATGGCAAACCTGAAATGATTACCATAAATCAGCAAGGTCAAGACGAAGAAGGCGTATCTAAAGTCCTAAATGACGTTACTGTAGGCGAATATGACGTTGTTATGGATACAGGCCCTGGTTACAACTCTAAGCGTCAAGAAGCAGCAGATTCTATGGCTACTATCTTGGCTGCCGATCCTGCATTGATGCAACAGATTGGTGACTTATGGTTTAGAAACCAAGACTTCCCTGGCGCTGATGTTATTGCTGATCGCCTTGCTGCTATCAATCCTATGGCGCAGATTGACGAAAAATCCCCTGTTCCACCACAAGTTCAAATGCAACTGGCTAATGCACAGAAGCAAATCCAGCAGCTTCAGCAACAGATCCAAGCTGAAGAAATGGATAAGAAATACCGTGCAACAGTTCAGCAACAGGTACAAGAAGCTGAAACTGAGCGTAAACGCATGGAATTGCAAGTACGCAGAGAAGATAGCCAGTTACGCACAGACACTATTGCTCACGATACTGTCCTTAAAACTGAAACTCAAAAAGAAATTGAAGCTATGAAAGCTCAATTAGCTTTAGTTTTAGCGCATTTAAACAAAACAGAGTTCAAAGCTGCCAATGCAGAGGTTGTAGAACGAGCAATTTAGTGTTGTAAAAATGCAACAGTAATGATATAAACGAATTTGTATGACCTACCAATGGGTTCATTGGGTTAATTCTTGAGGAATACTCATGTCAGAAGAAGTTGTAAGAACAGCATCAAACGTAGTCACATCCGATAATTTAGCTGATTTCCATGCTGAAAAACTTGGTTTAGCTAGTCAAGAAGCCCAATCTGAGGCTGAAGTTGTCGAGGAAACTCCAACGTCAGAGCCAGAAATTGAGGCGCAGGCTGAGAGTGAACCTGAAGCAGAAGAAGAAGCGAAAGCAACAGAAGATCGCAAGTCTAACCCTAAGATTGAAAGACGTTTTTCTGAATTAACCAAACGAGCTAAACAAGCTGAAGCTCAAAAGGCTGAATTAGAAGCACGTTTACAAGAGCTTGAAGCCAAAAATGCACCTCAACAGCAGTATCAAGAGCCTGACGTATTGGGTGAAAAACCCCAAGCTAGTCAGTTTCAAGATGCTTTTGAATATGCAGAAGCATTAGCTGAATGGAGCGCAGAAAAGGCTTTAGTAGAGCGAGATAAGCAAGAAGCAGAACGCAGGGCAAACGAAGAACGTGCAAAACTTAATCAAGCATGGACTGAACGTGTCAATAAAGCTAAAGCTGAAATGCCTGATTTTGAAGAAATGGTAGCTTCTAGCACCGTAGTAGTTAACGATGCTGTAAGGGATGCTATTTTAGAGTCTGATGTAGGCCCACAAATCCTATATCACTTAGCTTCAGAAGATGAAATCGCACAAAAGATCGCAGCAATGCCCCCGATCAAAGCTCTTAGAGAAATTGGTAAATTAGAAGCGAGGTTCGAGGCGAAGGATGCGCCAAAAGTAGAACCCAAGCAGGAAGTTGTTGCTAGAAGTAAAGCACCAGCGCCTATTAAGCCTCTTACAGCAGGCAAAGGTACAGCAGATGTTCTCATTGATGGCAATGGAGCATTTCACGGTACTTATGCACAATGGAAAGCTGCAAGACAAGCGAAACGTATACGCTGATAACCCATTTAAATATACTTAAAGAAAAGGAGAAATCATGTCAAATAATTTATTGACGATTTCAAAAATTACTAATGAGGCCTTAATGGTTCTCGAAAACGAATTAACATTCACATCTGAAGTAGATCGTAACTATGATGACCAGTTCGCTGTAGTTGGCGGTAAGATTGGTAACACAGTAAACGTACGTAAACCTGGTCGTTTCATTGGTACAACAGGCCCAGCATTAAACGTAGAAGATTTCAACGAAACTTCAGTACCTGTAACATTGTCTACTCAGTTCCACGTTGATACTCAGTTCACAACTCAAGACCTCGCTTTGAGCCTTGATATGTTCTCTGATCGTGTATTGAAGCCTGCTGTAGCTGCTATCGCCAACAAGATTGACCGTGATGGTACTTTGCAAGCTGCTAACAACACAGCCAATATCGTTGGTGTTGCTGGTACTCCTCCAACAGGTTTGATTACTTACCTAACTGCTGCTGCTTACCTTGATTCTGAAGGCGCACCACGTGATGGTCGTAGAAGCTGTATCGTTGAGCCATTCACATCTGCAACTATCGTTGACAGCTTGAAAGGTTTGTTCGTTCCACAAGAAGCAATTGGCGAACAGTATCGTAAAGGCTTGATGGGTCGTGACTCTGCTGGTATGAACTGGAAGATGGATCAGAACGTGGTAGCACACACATTCGGTTCTTTTGCTGGTTCTGCTACTGTTGCTACTACAACTGCAACTGGTTTCTTGACATCAGGTTGGGCTTCTTCAAGCACAATTACTTTGACATTGACTTCTGGCGTTTCATTGAACCAAGGCGATACATTCACAATCGCTGGCGTTTATGCAGTTAACCCACAAAATCGTCAAGCTTATGGTTCAAACAAGCTGCGTAACTTTGTTGTTAACTCTGCTGTTTCAGGTTCAGGTGGTACTATTTCTGTAAACGTAAGCCCTGCAGTTATTACTGCTGGTCAGTTCCAGAACGTATCTATCCCTACAACTAATGCAACTGCTGCTGTTACTTTCTTTAACCAGTCTGGTACAGTTTCCCCACAAAACATCATCATGCACCGCAATG